ATGAATGCTGAATTATCCATAGGTTATGAAGTAATGGATAGGGACGCAAAAAATAAATCAAGGATTAAAGAGTACAAGCTTTGGGAATATTCATTTTTAACATCTTGGGGTGCTAATCAGCTTAGTATGGTTCAAGACCTAAAGAGCATTAAAAGCCATTACGGTATTATTGAAATAATGACTAAAATGTACAATCTGCCATATAGTGACGAACGACTAAAGGCAGTTGAAATAATACTACAATCACTAACATCAAACGAGCCGCCAGCAAAAGCACTTGTCAAAGATGAAGCGGTTATAAATCAATTAAGTAACCTATCGAAAAAATTAAAATGGAATTAGAAATTAAAGCAATTACCGAGGGATTTGAAGCGTTCAAAGTTGACGCTAAAAAGTCTATTGAAGGCGCAAACTTAGAGGCTAAAGAAGCCAAAGAAGTAAGCGTAAAGTTAGGTGCTGACCTTACAGAAGTAAAGGCCAGACTAGATGCAAGCGAAATGCGTGTAAAATTAATGCGTGAAAAAGAAGCCGCTCCGACCTTTGGTGAGGTTTATGCGAAAGCAGTAGAAGAGAACTTCGATAGTATTATCAAGGTTAAAAAAGGCCAACCGTTTAAGATGGAATTGAAAGTAGTCGGTAATATGACACTTGCGGCCAATTTAACAGGCGATTCAGTAGCTTCTTATTCAACAAGACAAGCTATTTTGCCATCTCAAAAAGTTAACTTTAGAGATTTGATGTCAACTACATCAAGCGCAACTGGTCTTTATGTGCAGTACAAAGAAACCACCTCAGAAGGCGCAATAGCTGCACAAACCGAGGGAAGTGCTAAAGGTCAAATCGATTACGACTTTTCAGAAGTTAAAATTGTTAATGATTACATCGCTGGTTTTGCGAGATACTCTAAACAAATGATGAAGTCTTTGCCTTGGATTCAAAACACTCTTCCAAGATTGTTGATGAGAGATTTCTATGCCGCTGAGAATGCCGCTTTCTTTACAGCCGTATCTGGTGCTGCCACGGGTTCAACAACCACCGCAGAGACTAACGATGTATTGCAGATTATTGATTACGTGGCCAACCAAAGGACTGCTAAATTTGCCGCTTCTTATGGCCTTGTATCTCATGCAGCTTTAGCAGCCCTTAACAAGTTGACTTTTGCCGCTGGTTACTACACTGGATCGGGTGGAGTGCTTACAAATGTAGATGGCCAGATGGCTATTTCAGGTATGCCAATTATCCCGGTTGATTGGGTTACTAACGCAAGATGTTTAATTGTTGACCGTGACTATTTGGAGCGTGTCGAGGTTGAAAGTCTTAATATTACTTTCTCTGAGGAAGATGGCGACAACTTCACCAAGAACTTAATCACTGCCCGTATAGAGTGTTATGAAGATGTCAATTTGATGTTGCCAACTTCTGCAATTTATGCGACATTGACCTAATTCTGATGTTTAAATAAAAAAAGGAAGGGCTTAGTTAATTCTTAGCCCTTTTTTTTTAAAAAAATAGTATATTTGTCTAAACGGTTACACTATGAAAGTAGAAATAACAGAATCATTTTATTGTGGAATGAAAGATAAGAGGTTTTTTATTGGCGATATTGTAGACTATGAAGATGATTTAGCCAATTTAAGAGTGAATAAGCAGAAAGTGGCCAAGTTTAAAGATGGCTATGAAACCAAGGAAGAGAAGTTTACACCTAAGAAAAAAGGTAGACCATTTAAATCATGAGAGTTGATATTTTAAATGTATTGCCCGAGGATTTGCCAGTAAGTTTATTAGAGGCAAAAGCACACGTTCGTATTGACTACAACAAAGAGGACGATTTAATCAATGATTTGATTAGAACGGCCACGGCTTATGTAGAAAAGTACACGGGCAAAGCATTGATAAATAGAACTATTACTTTATTGGTTGAAAAGAAAACGGCTGAAAACCTTTATCTTTTATACCCTCCCATTGTGAGCATTACAACTGTAAGCTTACCCGATGGAGTTAGTTCAGGAGTTGAAACCTATACGGCCACTACTGATTATATTTTAAGGGGCATTTCAAACAAGTATATTGAACTACCTAATACAGAAGTTAAGGTTGTTTATGTAGCTGGTTATGGAGGTGCTGATGATGTGCCGCCAATATTTAAAGAAGCCATCTTAAAACTGGTTTATGATATGTGGGAACATAGAGGCGAAAGTGTAACGGGTACAATAAGCCAATACACAAAGCAAAGTATTGCCCGGTTACTTTATTCTGAGAGGGAAACGATATTATGTTAGATAAGTTAATCACTATACAGCAAGAAAATGCAACCCGTGACGCAATGGGAGGCCAGACCGCTGTTTATGAAGATTTGTTTGAAACATGGTGTAAAATAGTACCAATGCGAGGGGCTAAACTATTGCAATATCAGCAAATAAGAGATAGCTATCCTTACATGATTACAATGAGAAAGAATTTAGACAATGCGATTACTTCAAAGAATCGTATTAAATACACTAAGGAAAATGAGGACTTGATTTTAGATATTCATTCAATTGTGGAGGTAGAAGAGAGGGGCTTTTGGTTGGAAATTGTAGCCTTTAGAAACTAATGAGGGTCGAGGGTGTAGATAGATTAAAAAGAGAGTTAGCCGCTTATGAGATAGCAAAACAAAGCGGAGTAACTAAGGCTTTGAACATGACAGGGCTAGATATTCAAAGAAGGGCTACCAAGTTATCACCCGTTAACAAGAAAATAGGCAAAGGCGGTGGAATATTAAAGAATGCGAACTTTGTTGAGTTTGCTAGTAATGGAAAGCAAATATTAAGCGTTGGCAATAGTGTTGAATATGCGGCCTATCAAGAATTTGGAACGGGTTCAAATGTCAAAGTACCAAAAGGATATGAAGCCGTTGCAAGTAAGCACAAAGGAAGTGGAGGAAGAAACCCTAATTTAGAGCCTCAACCATTTTTAATACCGGCCATTGAATTGAGTAAAGAAAAGTTAACCGAACGTATAAAGAAGTTATTTAAGTGAAAAACCCAGCTATTCCTTTATTAGAAGCCTATGCAACGGCCTTACACGAAACGATAACGGTTAGCGGTTTGGCTTTTCCTTATTATACTGGAGTGCCAGAAGGGACTGATTTAAACTATATTCTTTTAAGTGATGTAACAAGTACACCCGATGATGATAAGCAAACACTAAGTTATAGTGTTGATGTATTGATTGAGGTTGTAACTAACAATAAAGGCGGATCAAGTTCGCAAGTAAAAGCGGCCAACGTTATAGATGGCATTTTCAATATTATCATTACCAAGGGAGGCGGTTTTGTAAGTCTTTTGCCGGATTGGAACTTAAACAAATCAAGGCTTTTGAGTTCAACGGTTTTCCCAGTTCAAAAAACAGAATCAGAAACAGTAAGCAGACACGCAATCATTATTAATCATTTTATAGAAGAACTTTAAACAATAAGAATATGAAGATTAACGGCACAACAATGAATATCGATGTAGATGGTGACCAAATCACTTGTAATATCGATGCAACATTAGAAATCGATAGAGATTTACCCGATACAAGTTGCAAAGATGATTTGGGTTGGGCTACACACTTACAAGGGCAAGGCTCATGGAGCGTGTCAGGCTCTGCAAGGGTAGATTTTACTTCAACTATGGGCTATCAGGAGTTAGTGGCTAAATTGATTGCTAGAACTGCAATTACCGCCTTAGACTTCCTTTCTTCCGATACAGGCGGATTAAAAGCAAGCGGAGCGGCCTCAATTACTTCTTTAAGCTTTGCAGCACCTAACGAAGATTCAGCAACTTTCGACTTTTCATTTACAGGCAACGGAGCAGTAGCTATAACAGTAGTACCATAATATGAGATTCAACAAAGTGACTGCAAAACTAGGTGGTGAAGACCGCCTATTTATTTTTACAATGTCAACATTGGCAGAATTCTGCAAGATGCGAGGCATTAACCCAAGTAATATTACTGAGGAAATGTACGGGGCAAATCGCATTAATGCTGAACGTGACATGATGTTGGCAAGTTGGCGTTTGGGTTATCAATACAATGACGAGCAAGCCCCTGAAATTAACAGTTTAAAGTTTGAAGAGTTGCTAAGTGAAATGGAGCAATCAGAATACGACAAAGTTATTATGTGCTTTGTCAATTCAATGAAAGTCCCCGAAACTAAAGCAGAACCGACAGCAAAAAAAAAGACAAAGCAGTAATATTATTTGATGATATAGAAGGCTTTGCACTTGGTGAACTCGGTTTAGATGTTGATTACTTTTGGGGTTTAACTTGGCGTGAATATTACTTTATTAAAGATGGCTATCTTGAAAGGGAGGAAATTAAATGGGAACATACCCGTTCTATTGTTTTAATCCTTTACAATGTGAACGCTAAGAAAGGCAGCCAGAAGAAAGCAGAGGATTTAATACCGCTTAGGCGTGACGAAAGGCGCAAAGCCGAAAGATTAAAGAAGGCAAAAGAAACAAAAGCATATATCAATGGCAAAACCTAGTTTAGAAGTATTTATAGGGGCTGATACCTCAGGATTTACTAAGGGTTTAAAGACCGTTGAAAAGCAATCAGCACAATTTGGCAAGGACATTGAAAAGAACACAAAGCAGACCGAGGGATTCGGTTCTGCAATGGGTGGATTGGGTGGAATTATCGCAGGGGCTTTTGCCGTTGGATCCGTTGTTTCATTTGGTAAGGCCGTTATTGATATTACCGCTGAATTCCAAAAGTTCGAGGCTGTTTTAACCAATACATTAGGTTCAAAGAGTGCCGCAAAAGTAGCACTAAATGACATTCAAGACTTTGCCGCTAAAACCCCTTTTAGTGTATCTGAATTAACCAACGCATTTGTAAAATTAGCCAATTCAGGATTCAAACCAACGACTGACGAAATGCGGAAATTGGGCGATGTGGCATCGTCAACGGGTAAGACCTTTGATATGCTTGCGGAGGCAATTATTGACGCTCAGACAGGCGAATTTGAACGTTTAAAAGAGTTTGGAATTAGAGCCAGAAAAGAAGGTGATAAGGTTCAATTCATGTTTAAAGGTGTAGCAACCGAAGCCGATTTTACAAACGAATCAATAAGAAATTACATACTTTCTTTAGGTGATTTACAAGGCGTTAGCGGTTCAATGGCCGCAATTTCAAAAACATTAGGAGGCCAGATTAGCAACTTAGGCGATACTTACGACCAGATGTTATTAAGCTTTGGTGAAAAATCAAAAGGGGCTTTTAATACCTCTATTACAGGTCTTTCTACTATTCTTAAATTAATTACTGACATTAACAAAGAGCAAGGCGATATGTCCGACATTAAATCGGATGGCATTGTTGGTGCTGGCGATTTGGTAATGGCAGAATACAAGAAAATAGAGGCGGCTTTAACCTTAAAAGATAGATTAGATTTAGGGGCTATGCTCAATACTGAGCAGATAGGGAAAGAGATTGTAATTATAAAATATTGGAATCAAGCCTTAGCAAATGTATTAAGGTCACAAGAGCAAGTAAGACAAGCAAGTACTGAGGCGTCCT